GGTTTCCCATTATCATCTAATGTAATGCTTTCATCCATTAAATCCATACCGCGAACTGGTAGAAATCTAATATGTGTGTTTTTGAGCCCATCAGTTGGTTCAATTAAATTATCATATTTATTTTTATCTTCATTACTAACTGACATCATCACATAATCGGCGGCTTCACTTTGGAATCCTTTACTTGACCATGAATTATAAAAAGTATCTTTATCTTTTTTTTTAATATTTGATTTTTGAGAATCATATTCAACAATATGAACAGATTTTAAACCTAAATCAAACGCCAATTTAGCATAATTACCATTTATTAATTTTTTATTTTTTAATTTGCCATATTTTTTTAATCCTAATTTTGCATATTCATTAATGGCCCCGGGGTTAAAGCCCATATTTACAACTCTTGTTTTTTTTGTATTTTTTAATAAATTATCAACCATTAATTCACGATGATATAAAGTATTATGTTTAAAATCATCATAATTATTACTTAATTTATTACTTCTAGTCGGATCATGGAACTCTTCCCAATTTTCAACAGATGTATTAATGTAATAAGCTCCTTTATCTTTACAAAACTTTAAAATCATAATTGAATCAACTTCAACAGATAAATCAATAACTAATGTTTTTTCATCAATATCTTTTAATAATGTTTTAAAATTATTATTTGTAATTGCTTTTTTAATATGTACAAACCCACGACCTTCTAATAATTGAGGATGTAAAATATCTCTTGGTTCAATAATAACTAATGGAATATTTATATATTTATTTTTATCTAAATTAAATGTTTCTATCAGTGCATGAGCGACGGCACCAAAACCAATAAAATAAAATTTATCAATCATATATAATATAAAATTATAAAATTTATTTATAAACTAATTATATATAAATATGAGTAACTTACTGACAGATAACATTTATTTTGATTGTCAAACTTACAACAACACATCATCAAATATTTTAGCACAATCAGACGATGATTTATCTTTTGATATTTTATCAAAAACACAAGATTATAATGTATGTATTACAAAAGCTCAAATTCCTTTAGACTCAATCCCTCTAACTAAAAGTAACATCCCATTAAAACAATATCAAGTAACAATGTCACAAGGTGGATTTACAGAATCGGCATATGTTAGACAATATAACGCATCACAAGATAATTTTTTATATGTAGCAAATGATGCAAATCAAAATGTAACAACGTACAAATATACATCAACAACAGCAACAAATCAAGGAACAACAGATTTATCATCAATTGTATCAACAATATTTAATATTGCTTATGATGATTATTTAAATATTTATGTAATTGGAAATAATGATGGTTCGAATGTTCCAAAATCATTATTTATTATTGACTCTAATGATCAACTCATTACAAGTTTAGATTTTACATTTATTAAAGGCTTCTTTATTGATAGAGGTCAAAATGTCTATGTAGCTGATGATGCTGAAGCCGGTTCTATTGTATACATCTATTCAAATATAAATGGTTTAAATGCCGTTTCATTGACTGAAGTTGCACAATTGACAACAGATTTTCAAGGCGATAATTTACAAAATTTAAATAGTGTATGTGCTGATACATTATATGTTATAGTGTTTCATGATTCAAATATTGCAACATTTTACAATCCAAGCACATATGTTGCCATTTCAGATGTAACATTAACTGGAGTTACTGGAACGGTTAAAGCCTCTAATATGATGCAAGATGATGGAACATTTATAATTGCTGATGATTCAGGTGTATTTGATAATTTATATGGTCAACGATCCAACACTTGTTTTGAAATTACAAATAATGATTTACAAATTACAGACGACTCAACATTTGATAATAAATTATGTGTAATCGGTTCATTTGCATTTTTACAGAATGGTGGAAACACAGCATATATACCATATCCTATTGTATCACCTCCTTATACACCATCGAATATAAATGTTACAGGAATTACAGCTTTAGCAAATGGTAACAATACTCTTTATTCAATACTGTCATCAGGCTATATTTTACAATCATGGAATCAACAGGGAGTTATAAATAATGTATGGACTGAGACTTCAAATACTTTTTCAGTTGAAGGAACATCAGGCGGAACATTAATAACTGATTTTGATATTAATACGTCTACAAATAAAATATTTTCAGTTTCTGATGATAACAAATTATATGTTTCTAATAATCCATTTAGACCTAATGAAATTTATGCAATTACATCAAATACAATAACTAGATACGGTTTTGATATATTGGAACCTTCAATACCATTTACAGTTATTGATACTTATAATTTAGGAAATGTTTCCCAAATATTAAGAAATGGTCCAAAATACTACACATTAGTCAACAACCCATCATCTTTTTCAATAACAAGTAGAAATACGAATGACTTTTCAGTATCTGTAACATTCCCATGTGCAGAATTAGAAGGCGTTAATAAAATACTAGTAAAAAATTATTTAATTGTTGCTGGAACTGAGCCAGGAGGAGAAATAATAAGATACTATGATACTACAACTGGTGCAACATTGGTAGGATCTAATTCAGTCGATAATTTTATAGATATGTGTTTACTTCAGAGTGACTATTTTGTATATGTAAGTGCTAATAATTCATTATCAATAATTAATGCGGTATTTCCTAATCCATTAGTTGTTCAAGAATTTTTCACACCAGTTGGGGGTGTAATATCTCAAATTACAAGTAATTCAAATGATCCACATAATGGAATAGATACAGTTTTTATTTCATATGAATTAGCAGGGGAATATAAAATTGATTTAATTCGTTTTGCTGCAGGTTTTGCATCAATTACACAACAAGAAACAATATATACGTCTACAAATCCAATTGTATATATGGGATGTTCTAGCGGAACAGGACAATTAACCTTTTATGATTCTCAAAATAATGGTTTCATTTTATTTCAAGAATCAAATTATGCCCAAGCATCGGTCCAATCTATTCCAAATTTAGCGATGAATAGTTTATATGTTCCTAATAATTTAGATCATACAATATTTAATACTCAGGTTCAAATTGGTTCATTTTCAATTCAATCGGTAGCAGTATCACGCTCAAATCCTCACACTTTATATGCAATATCAAATACTGATTCATTATTATATTACGGTACATATTTAACAGGTCAACCGGTTAATTTTCAGAGATTAAGTGCATATGATGGAACTTATAATTACGTTTCATGTAATAAATCAACAACACAAGATATATATGATACAACATTAAGATTATATTCGTTATCTAATCAAGCATTGATTTCATCTCAAGCTTTTAATCAAACAACTATAAATTCGATAGCACGAAATGATAATAATAATGAGTATTTAGTCCCAGTTAAACCATTAAATCAAGTTAATTCATATTTATCATCAAATCTAACTCTCAATTATTCATTATCTGTTCCAAACCCAGTATACATATTTGCTAAATTTGGAGAAGATATAACAGCAGGACCATTTGATATATATTATATGCAGGTATTAATAGATGCAATAAATGAGGCTTTATTAAGATGTTCAACAAGATTACAAGCTAGAGGGTCATTAATAACCCCAGCCTCACAAGTTATATCATTGGATTATTCAACCCAATTATTAACTCTTAAATATGATACTAAATTTGCAGTATCTCCAGCATTTATAAGATTTAATCCTCAATTATTAACAATTTGTAATTTTATAAATAGTGGCGGTAATCTTGTTTTATCCCCTTCTGGTTCAGTAATACAAAATCAAAAATCTATTTTTAGATTTAATTCACTTACTGGAGGTAAGATAAAATTTGCAACTACAACATTATTCGTAAATGGTAATTATTACGGAAAAGTAACAAGACAACAAACACAAAATACATCATCAAATAGAATCATTACGGATTTAGATGTTCCAACAGATACATTTATAGATAACATCGGACAAATTCTATATTATCAACCTAATGGAACTTTACGACCATATACAATGTATTCTAATTTGCCATTACGAAAAGTTACTTTACAAGTTGTTTATGAATATAGAGATTTACAGGATGAATATAGTTTGTATTTATTGCCCGATCAAAATTTTACAGTTAAATTAAATTTTATCAAAAAATATTAATAAATATAAAATAAATATAAAAATAAAATTATAAATAACATATTTTTTTTATTTCTTTCTTTATAATATATATAAAATGTCAGATGTTGAAAAAGTCACAGTAAGCGATTCCAGAATAAACACTGGAGCCGAAGTATTCAAAATCCCAGTAGGTGGTCGTCAAGTCCAATATTTACAAGTTCCATTCGACAATCAACCTCAAAATGGTTATGGTTCTACAATTCAAATTTCATCTCTTAATATCCCAAATTCTGATAATACTTGTGTTTCTCGTATCATGAAAGTAGCCTATAGAGTAACTGTTCAAGTTCCAACGGCTATTGTTGCTGCTATAAATGCCCCAACAAAACTTGTTGATGTTGTTGCCAATGAACCAGGAATTGTCTTGAGACAGTATCCTCTTAATTCAGTTTGTGAAGTTATCAATCTTGGTCTCAATTCAAATATTACAACAACACAACCCCGTTATTTCTTATCTATGTTATCCCGATACATGGATGCTAATTTAGTAAAAAAACTGCAATGTCCTGCTATGCCTGATTACAATACAAACAGTACCTTAGCCAGTGCGGTACCACTTGCATCTGTTTCATCACCATTTTCATTTTATGGCAATTGTGTCAAAGATGGTCTTCTTTCCAGAGCATCACATGTATGTAGCGTAGGTCCTAATGTTGCTGGAACAACTACTATTACATGGAATGTTTCAGAACCGCTTCTGGCAAGTCCTCTATCTATAAATGATGAGCAAGAATTCTTTTATAATCTTAATACTCTTTCTGTCAATCTTAATATTGCAAATTATAATGATATGATTTTAATTAACAAAGACATAACAGCAGTACAACTCGCTGCTATTAAAGTAACCGTATTTGATGCACAATTAGAACTAGCATATATTACTGTAGATCAGAATGTTGTAAAAATCCCCGCTCAAGTTAATTATGATTATTGTTCATATCAACCTAATCCATATGCAAGAACAGAGCCATCCACTGTAGCAACCGAGTTAACAATTCCATCTCAATCATTGCAATTTAACGCTCTGCCTAGCCGTATTTTTTGTTGTGTTAGAAAACAACTTCAATATAGAAATCCAGCATTAAGTGTGGCAGGTGTACTTCAAGCTAATGATGATGTTGCACTTTCTATTCTTCCAATTTCTGGAAACTGGAAGCAACAAGGGCGTCTTCAAGTAAATATAGGAACTAAAGGAACAGCATTCACAAATATGGATTCTATGCAAATTTATGAAATGTGCAAACGTAATGGATACAACTCATCATTTTATGATTTTGCCCTTGGTTCTGGTTCTTGGATTGCTTTCTCTCCAACAAAAGATATTGGTCTTGATCCAACAACCGATACAGTTGTTGGTGAAGATGGAAAAATTAATTTTCAGATGCAACTTGTAGTATCACCGGCAAATATTGTTGCTTCCTCGGCAGCTGCAACTCAATGGTTAGCTGACTTTTCCACTCAATATGAATTATACATTATGCCTGAATATGCAGGTGTATGTTCTATCCAACATAGAGGCATGACACAATATCTTCTCGGAGATGTAACCCCCGCTGATGTTACATCTGCTCTTAAA